GAAAAGTAATAAAGCCAGTTGAATTAAAAATACCAACACCTAAAGATATTGATGATGCACCTTGCCAAACAGTTGACCCTGAAATCTTTTTTCCTGATCCAACTGATAATGCTGGCATCACAAAAGCCAAAACTCTTTGTGGTAATTGTAATCAAGAAGTTAAAACTAAATGTTTATCTTTTGCATTAACTAATAGAGTTCATTACGGAGTTTGGGGTGGACTAACTTCTGATGAAAGACAAACCCTACTTCGCAAACAGTATAGGAGTAAAAATGAGATGTAAAAAATGTGGCGCACAAATTGATTACTCAGGAAGTAATGACGGCATTTATTGGTCTTGCCAAGATTGCGGTATTGATACAGAACAGGAGATTGATTAATGAACTTACCTTACGCAAAAAATCAAGTTGTGATTGAAGTTAGTGGTGGTGTAGCAGAAGTAATGCGTTGTCCTGACGGAATTGAGGTTTTAATTATTGATCACGATAACGAAATCAATGGTGGTTATGGTTCAGAAAAATGGAAACTATTATTTGGGGGGAATTAATTAATGGTTAATACTTTTATTCCTTATCCTGATTTTGTTAAATCTGCTAAGGCTCTTGATTACAGGAGATTAGGTAAGCAACGAGTTGAAGCATGGCAAATACTTCGAGCCATAATGGGAATTAGTAAGGGCTGGCGTAATCACCCTGCATCAAACATGTGGCGTGGGCATGAGAGGGCTTTGTGCGAATACGGAATTGCAATCTGCCAAGAGTGGATAGATCGTGGCTACAAAGATACTTTGTTGCCTAGTTTTGTGGCTATGCACTCAACCTTCCCTGATACTGGATTGCCGTTTTGGTTTGGTAATTCAGAATTGCATCAATCGCATCAATCTAATCTAAAACGCAAAGATGCTATTTATTATCAATTTAATGTGCCGACAGATTTACCTTATTTGTGGGCTGATACAAAAACTAAAACTACAAAGTGGGGAACTAAACCTAATGAAACTAAACAGAAAGTTGTTAAATAAACATGAGCGATTGGCTAACAAATACAGATATAGCGGAATTAACAGGGTTGAAAGTAGAAACTCTGCACAGTTATCTAAGTCGCAACACCCTTCCCAAACCCGACAAATACATGGGGAGAACTCCAGTTTGGAAAACAGAAACGATCAAACAATGGGCATCAGACCGAGAAGTGGAGATTAACTAATGGCATACATGAACATCTATCTTGAATTAAATGATGATCACGAAGGCGATAATGCACCAGCCTTTGCTCACAGTTTAATAAATTACACGATTGATGATTTAGTAATTAAAGATCAAATTAAAAACTACGAATGGGAGATAGTAGAATGAATAAAGATCAAGCAATTAAAGAGTTAGTTGAACTTCAACACACTTGGCGTGAAAGGCAAATTAGTGCTGAACAAGACGGAACTTCTGATTTTTTAATGTTAGACGGCGCAATATCAGGAATAGATATTGCGATTGATATTGTAAAGGAGATCAATTAATGGGTTTAGATATGTATTTGTATGCAGAAAAATATATGGGTGGTAATACTGACCACCCTGAGTTGTATGCAGAGATTAAAAATCTTGCTGGATTAAAAGATTTACCAACTCCTGATTTTTCTAATGTAGTTGTTAAATCAATGGTTGGTTATTGGCGCAAAGCCAACGCTATTCATGGCTGGATTGTTGATAAGTGTGGCAAGGGCGTTGATGAGTGCCAAACAATTTATTTAAGTGATGAGGATTTATTAAATCTAAGAAACGATTGCATCAAGGCTTTGGCAAATCCTAATCGTGAATACCAAATTGAAAACAATAAAGTGTTTTATCAATTATGTGATTACCTAAATAAATTAGAGCAACCAATCACAGTTGAAAATTATGAGAACCCACTTCAACCAGTTGAAGGTTTTTTCTTTGGTGGTAATGAATTGAGCGATTATTATTTTTATCAACTGGAATATACGATTGATCTAATTACTTCCCTATTAGAGAGCGATCAAGAATTGAACTTTACTTATCAAGCCAGTTGGTAGGAACTAACTTTATTTAATTCCAGAAAAGTTAGTTCACGCTCAATTCCAGATCAACTAACTTATCTGGTGTTCCACCAAGTTAGTTCCCAAGCGCATAAGCCAAGTTGCCTACTCCGTATGTAATCCAAATCACCCTCAGCCCTCATGGGGCTGGGGGTTATTTTTTGATTAAGAACCTACTGACCAGTAGTATTACTCGCCAGTAGAAGGGTCATTACTCGCCAGTAGAACAGGGGAACTTATGGCGTATGTAATCAAGCGCAACGGCAGATTTACTGGCTATTACAGGCTAGGCAATAGGCGGTTGTCGGCTGGCACATGGGCTAATGAAACCGAAGCCATGTATCACGCCATACAATCGGAGAAGCATGGCTCTATTGCCCCTTCAAAGGCTAATTTGAGGGTAGGCGATTTTATAGATCAATGGCTGGCGGTGTCTGACCTCATGCCGATCACCAAGAAGGGCTATAAGTCGGTTCTAACTCGATTTGTAATTCCAGTTATAGGAGATCGAGAACTAACTTCCCTGAAGCCTTCAGACTTAGTTAAGTTAATTGATGATCTCAAACTAGGTGGCGTTAAACCCGCAACGCTAAATCAAGTTAAAGCCTCTCTTGGCTCTATGTTTTCAAAGTTAGTTAGTTCAGGTCAGTTAGAGAGTAATCCCACGCATGGAATTAAGATCAAGGTCAATCATGCCGATATATCTAATCTCCTAGCCCCTGATGATTTCAAGGAGATCGTGAAGCATTTACCGACACAAGGAACAAAATTATTCGCCCAATTTCTAGTAGCAAGTGGGTGTCGCTATGGTGAAGCAACGGAAGTAAGAGCAAAAGACATCAATTTCAAAACTGGCGAAATCTTTATTCAAAGGCGAGTTAGTGATCTAGGTAAGCAATACAACAATGGCGAGAGATTTCTAGTAGTAGATGCCACGAAGTCAGGGCATAAGAGAAGCCTAGTGATAGGAAAAGCCCTATTACAGCAACTAAAAGCGTATGTCCTAGCAAAAGGCATAGCAAAAGATGACTTGATGTTCCCAAGAACAATACTGCTGACCCCAAGTAAAATAGAAGGTTCACGAAGCGCAAAGCCCTCTCGACCATTCGAGAAAGGCGGAAAACAGTTCCAGCATGGAACTCTTTACTCCTATACACATGGGGGTTGCAGATGCGAAGGGTGTAGGCAAGCAGTAGCAAACTACCGCAAAGCCAAAGCCCAAGCAGAAGCACTAGCAAAAGCAGAGCAGGTAAGAAGCCGAAGCCGTAAGGCAAAGCAGAAGCATCAGCAGAAGCAAGAGCAAGGGAGTTTCATCAACAATATGAGCCACATGCCTCGTGATGTATGGAGAACAACATGGAACAAAGCAATAGCCAAGTCCGCAATCGGCTGGTTTCCAAGAACTCACGATTTACGACATGCAAACGCTACGCAGTTGTTAAAGAACGGCGTAGATTTACATGAAGTAAAAGAGCGACTAGGACATCAATCGATCAAGACGACAGAGCGGTATTTACACCGCCTTCGTTCACACCAGTCAAAGGCATCTGAAAGTGCCAACGACTATTTGGAGTGATGATGAAAACAAACGCAAGAATAAGAGCCGAGCAGATGCCAAAGGCAATAGTCAAAGCATCAGCAAAAGCCAAAGCAAGAGTAAAGGCACTAATACTTGGTGGGTCGATCTCGACCTTAGCCGTAGCATTTGGGGTAGCAACTACAACTGATGCAATAGCACCAACTAGAGCCGAAGCACTAATAGTGCAAGAAACAAAGACCGAAGCAACTTTGAAAAAATATGAGAACGCTCATAAATTGACCGATACTGAATTGGTCGAGTTGCTTCGTGCCGTAGGCTTCACAGGTGAGAACCTGAAAGAAGCATGGGCAGTTGCTAAGAAAGAAAGTAATGGGCGACCTCTCGCTCACAATGGAAACACAAACACAGGCGACAACTCTTGGGGCATATTTCAAATAAATATGATCGGAGAGTTAGGTGAAGATCGTAGAAAGAGGTTTGGTTTAGAAACTAATGCCGAACTGCTCGATCCTGTGGTTAATGCAAGTATCGCCCACTACATGAGTAGAGGCGGTAAGGACTGGAGTTCTTGGCATGGAATTACACCAAAGACTAAACAGTTAATGGAACAGTTCCCTATCAAGAAGCCAAAGCAATAGCAGAAGCCATAGCAAAAGCATAAGCAGGGAAAGCAATAGGAGAAGCAATAGGAGAAGCCCCATCAGAGATGATGGGGCTATCTCAGAACTAACTCCCCTGGCAGCCAGGAGAAGTTAGTTAGTTAGGGGTAATCATGGGAGAACACTCATTTGTAGATCGGTATATGGAATTGGACAAGGGATACTTAAAACATAAACAAGAACAATATAAAGATTATAAACAACCTAACCTGCTTTATACAGAAGAATTGTTTTGGGATAAGTTAGTTCATTTAGGTTGGAGAAAAGATCACACAACAACAGAGTGTTTAGTATTGGTTTGCTCTGCTTGTGAATTATCAATAACAAAAGTTGTTCTTAAAAATACCTCTGATGTCAGAGGATTATTAAGTGTAGACGAAAGAAAGCACCATCACCAAAGGTACTATTGCAAAGCAACAGCAAAAGCAAAGCAATAGCAAAGCAATAGCAAAAGCAAAGCAATAGCAAAAGATTAGTAGTTATTTTTTAAATCTTCTAAAAATAAATCATGAGAAATAGTTTTTTGTATATTTTGTGTAGTTATTAAATTTGTATGTGTTTTATTAAAATACTGTAATTCTCTTTTATACTTTTTAAGTAACTGTTTATTAGGTAATTTATGCCCAAACAATACACACAAATAATCTTCCGTATTAAAATGAGATCCCTTTAAAGTTGAAAAAAAATCTGATTGAACTAAAATTCTTTCTTTATTAATTTCTAATATATTTGTTATTAATTCTGGAGTTTTAGTATTTTGTATAAAATTTTTCCAAAACAATGTGTTTTCTTTATTAGTTACATAATGCCAATATATGTATTCAACTATAGAAAAACTACTAATTTCATTGTTATAATTAAAATTATCTTTAATAAATTTATTTTTTGTTAAAATATTATGTTTATTTGTAAAAAATTTTTGTAAATTAAAAATTGTTTGCATAAGAGAGGTTGCTTCTAAAGGTTCAACAAAACCTGCGGACAATCCTAACGCTAAACAATTTTTTATCCAAATTTCTTTATAAGTTCCAGGTTCAAAAGAAAATAATTTGGGAGGAAAAATTTCAAAACCTAATTTATTTTCAATTTCTATTTTAGCATCATCTACCGAAATTTGATTATTATCAAAAACGTAACCACACCCATACCTATTTTGTAATGGGGTTTTCCACATCCAACCATAGTCCATAGCAATTGCTTCTATATATGAAGGAATTTTTTCATGTTCTTTATTATTTAAGAAAAAGGGCAATGCTTTATTAGTAGGAAGATAATCTTTGTAAGATATCCATTTTGATAAATATTTTTTTCCTATAATTAAACGTGCAAATCCAGTGCAATCAAAAACAAAATCTACATCTATACATAAACCATTCTCTAATAATAAATTAGAAATCTCTTCATCTTGATTTAAATTTATTTCTTTTACTTTACTTTCAATTCTTTTAATCCCCCTATTTTGTGCAACTTTTGATAAATAATCTGCTAATAATTTTGCGTCAAAATTTAAAGACCAGGCTCCAAGTTGATTGTAATTTAAAATTGGATTTATATTATTAAACTCAGTTATTTTTGTAAAAGGAACTTTATTATTATTACAAATTTTATTTATAAAACAATATTCATCCATAGAAATATTATTTATGTAAGAATATAAATGAAATAAATTTGTGTCTAAATTAAATGAATCAAGGTACCCATTTTGTTCTGAAATTTCAGGAATTAAATATTCAAATGGATGATAAAAATAATCTTCGTTTTTATTTGACCATCCAGTAAATTTTGCAGTAGTTTTAATTGTAGCATTCGTATGTTTTATTAAATCAGAAACTGGTATTCCCAAAAAATCCAATGCGTTTATTAAGTTTGGGGTAGACGCTTCTCCTGCTCCTAAAATACCTATTTCTTTACTTTCAATTAAAACAACATTATCGTCAGGAAAAATAACCTTTGTATATAAAGCGGTTAACCAACCAGCAGTGCCTCCACCTACTACAACTAAGTTATTTATATGTTTATTTTTCAAAAGATTCCTTTTTTAAATTAAATTTTTTTTAATTTCAGAAAGAACTTGTTCTCTAATATTTGCTTGTTGTGCCATTTTATATCTTTCTTTTAATAATTTAAATTTTCCATATCTACCAGGAGACTCAGATGATTCTTTAGTAAATCCAAGTAATTTTGTTGACATAACTATTCTTTTAAATTCAATTTTTTTGTCAGTTTCTATATGTAAATAAAATAAAGGATCTCCTTCTTTAATTTCAAAAAAATTAACATCTAAAGGAATGTGATAATCTAAGGTTAATAAACGTGGCCATTGACCTATATCAAATTGACCTGTAGATAAAAGACTACCTTTTGCTGGGCTTACATTAGGAAAATAAGGAGCGGTAAATTTCATTAATACGGGTTGTTCAGAAAAAAAGAACCATTTCATATTATAAAGTAAATTTGAATAACCATCTAAAGTAGTTGCTCTAACTTTTGTAAGAGTAATTTTTCCGTTAGTAATAAGGTCTTGAGAACCTTCTTCTTTGTGTATTGTTTTTAATAAATCTACTGGAAGTTCATGAGTGTCGTCTAAATTTGATAAAACAGTAAAAACATTATTAAAATAATCTTTTGTCGCAGGACAAGAAAAAAATCCAATATTTGATGTTTTTTGTGGTCGTAATAAATTTAATACTGGTACAGGATCTCTATACAAAGATGCCCAAATTTCATAATCAGAAACATAAGAGGCAGGACACCAATATATTATTAAATTATCTTCATCTTTATTATTCACAAAATTATTCTCCATTTATTAATTGTTAAGTTTAATTAACTTAACCTCACATGCATCAGTTGTACAGTAAGCCTCTCCTATGGCATCTGCAGCCATGCCAGCATACACTCCTGAAAGATCTATAGGAAATAGTTTCATAACTCCCTCCGAATTATATTCGTCAACAGTAATTTGGGTATAAGGCATTTGAGGATATGTAGCATTACCAGAGGGCAAAAACGAAACGGTTTTAAGTTGTCCATCATACATGTGCAAAACCGTGCCAATGGCAGAAGATTCTGTTTCTGGATTAAAAGAAACAGTTACAGATACAGAATTATCTGACCAATATCTTTGTGCGGTTGCAGCAAGAGCCATTTTTTCATAAATACTCACATCTTTTTCAGAACGTTTAGCATTTGATTTAATTGGAAAAAATACAACTGAAGTTGTATCAGGAGATTCACTTGCTGGTTCTATTCGATAGTTGGCCATTTTAAATAATGGCAACATCGGATCAGAATTAGCAAAACGAATAGCACGATTAAAATATTCGCCACCAACAGTCCAATGAACGCCAGGTGATTCACCTGCCAGTATACTAACTGTTCCACTTGGCTTTACTGTTGTTGTCTTTATAGACTCACGAATACCGAGCCACTCGGAATAAGTAGTGTCATAGGTTTTAATAACTTTATAACCTTCATCCATCCATTGACGAAGTACTGGTAGTCCTTTGTTATCAGCAAAGTTTGCTACACCAGAAATAGATGTTCCTATACGACGATTACGTTGCATAATGGCATTAGTTTCTTCCCAATGAGTAGGAAGAAGAGTCACGGTCTTTGCATATAAATACGCAAACTTTAAGGTGCGTTTAAAATCTTCAATATCTTCATGACGATTTAAATATGTCTCAACTAATGTACAGCACTCATATGATTCAAGAGATTGTTCTGCACATGGGTTATATCCCATAATTCGCCAGTCTTTGTTATTTTCAGGATCAGCCAATCGACCATATTTTCTAGAGATGTCCATCCAAACAACTCCTGGCTCTCCATTACGAGCAATACCATCAATTATGTTATCTAAATTATCCCCTACATTAACTGATACAGAGTTATTAGACATCCAAGCCCATCCTGGCTTTTCTGGATTGTAAGAATTTCTTTCTGGAAATTTTTCTGCGTTTTTTAAATTTAGAAAATCTTCATCATCAATTCTGCCAATAAGTAACTCAGCAGACCGCCTAACGTTGCCAGATACAACACAAACCCCAATAAGATTCCCAATGTCAGCGATATCAATACGGGTAAGTTTCTGACCAGTACGTTCTTTGAAGATTCCATCGATGTAATCATGTAACCTAATGAGAGGCTCTGGACCCGCTGCTGTTCCACCAAATGTCTTGATGGGTTCGCCTGCCTTGCGAATTTCTTCATAGTTAAACCTAGGACGTTTCGAGTCTGATCGTAGGT